AACCCATGAATATGTTCGTGTTGTTGTCCATGTTTTAATAATTTTTGTCCCCAAAAATCAGTGACGCTGGTATCATATAGTGACATGTCATATCCCTGAGATTCAAGAATGTTCCATCCAGTCTGTGCTATGTAATTCAGTAAATCCGCCAATTCTTCATCAAACATATGTGAAGTATGTGAAATTGGATAAATTTCGTTTACTTCTTCATTGCAGCAACTGAGGCTGTTTTTCATGACCTTTTTTGCAGATTCAATGAATTCAGGTTTTTTTATCTTATAAATCCCAGATGGGAAGTAAAATTCACTAACAAGTATATTATCGTCTTCTTTAAGATCAGTCACAATTTCACATCCCAAATTTATATCATATGAAAGTATTTATTATCTATATCTTAGCCTGTTAATAAGTTATGGTGCACCAACACAAGTTGATGGGAATTGTCTAGTCGTACCTGGCCAGACGATACGCACTGCACCACATGCTCCGTTTGAACCCGGAAGTGTAAAGCATCTAGAAGCACCGCCGCCGCCGCCGTAGGGCGCACCGCATGTCCCATATGTTCCTCCTGAGGCGTTGCCTCCACCAGAACCGCCTCGTCCAACACCACCACTTGTTCCCTGCCCTAATAACCCGACACCGCCGCCGCCATGATAGAAACCATACCTACATCCACCACCCGCGCCTCCTCCTGTTGGTGCCGCAAAGTTCCCATTTCCCCCGTTTCCCGAATATCCTGCTGCGCCGCCACCTGTGACATTCAGTACACATCCACTATAACATCCGTTGCCGCCTTTGCCGCCATTACCGCCGCCAGTTCCTACATGAACACCACCGGTTCCGCCCGCTGCCGTAGTGCCACCACTACCACCACCACCTTTAACGAGAGATGTGCTTACAAAATAACTATCGCCGCCTGCATTACCATTTTTAAGAGGACTACCACAGCCTGCAGGACTGCCGCCAGTTCCTTTTGCTCCTACCACTACCCTGTAGTTTGATCCTGGGATTACGGTATAGTTGTTGTAATATCCTAATCCGCCGCCTCCGCCTCCGCCTCCGTCTACATAACAAAAACATCCGCCTATACATACTCTAGTTGGATTTGATCCACCACCGCCGCCGCCAACAGCAACTACTGATACAGATGTTACGCAAGCGGGAGCAGTCCAGCAATAAGAACCAGGAGTAGAATATGTGACTGAACCTGTAGCACCGCCACCAGAACTTACTTTAGCACCGAATCCATAACCTTTTGCGCTACCATTACCTAATGTACTAATTCTTGGCATAACTATCTCACTTTTTAGAACTTAGTCTGAGATGCTAAGACAGTATAGGTTGGCGTTGCGGCAGTTTTAATGATAGTATATGTATAAACATCAATAACATTAGCGTTACCAGAAGTGGGTGCTGTACCACCTTGCCAATATGGAGTAACTGCCGTGCCATCAATTTGAACTGCACTATTATAAAAAGCTGCTGCACCCTGTGTAGTAAGCAGCGCGAGAGTTACTGATTGTCCAACTGCTATAGCGTTAGCAAATGTTTGTGTTGATGAAAACGCAACGTTTAGTGTCCAGTTTGTAGTAGCATTTGCCGTGTAATACTGAACAGCACCGAGGTTTACATAGAAAGTTTGAGTTGCTGCCGGTGCTGCTGCCACAATATTGACAAGTTCAGCAGTGTTTGTCATAATAGCGGCAATAGCACTTGAAGTTCCCGGAAACGATACTGTTCCGTTCATTGTGGTAATACTGTTTGCGTTTGCTACGTTAGAGCCAATGACAATAGTGGTATTTGAACCAGATAATCCAGCAGTGCCGATGTTAACTGTCTTTGTGTTGCCAGAGGCAGTAGCGCCATTGGCAATACTTACTGTTTGGTTTGCTGTTGACTGACCAACAGTGATTGCACCGGTACCAGTGGTACCACCAAAGGTAATCAAGCCGGTGGTTTGCCCCGTCGCCAAAATGCTCGTGGTGGTGCCGGTAAAGTTGACCCCGGTACCCATATTGACGGTACCGTCTAGTCTTACAAAACCATTGGAAACAATGCTGTCTGCTCTGAGTGAAAACTTTTGACCAGCCGTGACGTTCGTGCCAGCAACTGGGTCAGCAAAATAAGCTCCAACAAGCGAGCTAACGGTAACGGATGTATTGGCAGCCGCATAAGTCTGAGGGTTAAACACGCTCATGTAGGCGGTGGGGACCGTCCCGCTTGCTGCGGTGGTTGTATCAGTCCATGTTGCTGCGTTCTGTATTAGTGATACTCCATTTGTCGCCCACGCAATAGCATTACCACCAACTGGATTTAGAATGTGTTGCCCATAAATAGTTGTCACTGAGTTTGCATTGACTACGTTAGAGCCAATAAAAATGGTAGTATTTGAACCAGATAATCCAGCAGTACCAATATTGACTGTTTTAGTGTTACCAGAAGTTGTAGCACCATTGGCAATATTTACAGTTTGGTTGGCTGTTGACTGTCCAAGTGTAATCGCACCAGTCTGTGTAGGTCCACCAAGGATAAGTGATCCTGTAGTCATAGTGTTGGCTGTGACGCTTGATGTAGTAGCGTTAAAGGTAACACCAAATCCTACGGTCAAAGAGTTATCAACCGTGACTTTGCCACTTACGCGCATACTATCTGCTCCGAGTGCATACGTGTTTAACGTTGATGTATTTGCGCCCCCAATAGGTGCTGCAAAATATGTTCCGTAAATATTGTTTAATGTAACAGTATTTGCAGAAGTATATGTTTGCGGCGCGAAATAGTTCATGTACGCAGAACCAATAACAGTAGTCGCTGTAATAGCTATAGGGCTACCAGCACTACCTACTGTCTGACTTACAGATACAGTCCAAGTTGTACCACTACCGCCTGTGATAGTGGTACCAGTAGTAACACCAGCACCAGCAATCGTTTGACCAATAGCAAGAACACCACTCACTACAGACGATACGGTAAGTGTTGTAGCAGCAATGTAGCCAGTAATAGATGCGCTGCCTGTTGAAGTATTATCTGTCCACGTTGCCGCAGATTGAATCAAACCAATACCATTAGTTGTCCAAGCAGTAGTAGAAATGCCGTTTGCGGATAATTTTACAGTTCCTGTACTTAACAATGTTAAATTGGCACCAGAGCCGTTGGAAGATAACAAGTATAACGTGTTTCCCGTGGCAGCGGTGATTCCGCTAGGACCATAGGTAGTAGACGAGGAAGCATTAGCAACAATTATAGAGGTTGTATTTGCTGTTAAATTTCCACTGATACTCACATTGTTTGATACTGTTAAATTATTGCCAGAAATATTACCGGTCACAGAAAGAGCATTGGTTGTCTGATTAAAGGTAAACGCAGATGAACCTGCGAAGTTTCCTGAGTTGTTGTATTGAACTTGTGTATTGGTGCCGCCCGCACTGACTGATGATGAAATTCCAGTTAACTGAGAACCATTACCAATAAAGTAAGAAGCACTGACATTTCCTGTGGTGGAAATATTTCCACTAACATTTGCGTTATTAGCAACACTTAAATAATTTGCAATCACGTTTCCGTTGGCATCGGCTATAATACTCAGGTTAGCAGCATTGCCAACTGAAAATCCATATTCACCATTAAATTGTCTTGCTGCCATTATTTACCTACACTCTGTGATTATTTATCAGTTTAAATTATAGGTATCTATATTGAGTAGTCCAAACCGTAGAGTTACTACTTGCTGGCGTTACTTGTAATTTTAGTAAGGAGCCAGATACGGCAACAGAAAATGACCCAGTATATCCACCTAACGAAACCCCACCAAACGCTGACCAATCGCTATTTACACCATCAGTCACTGCGTGAATTCCAGAAAAACTATACTTATTGGCGATACCATTTTGGTCAACACCTTTGACCAAGAACTCAACGCCAGTTATTCCAGTTACTGGAATACTTGCGATTGCTTGGTTAGCAGTAACTGACGTAGTTGTTACACTTCCCCAAGTAATTCCTGTAGTTGAGGTTGAGTTTCCTAATATGAGATTGTTAGAAATATTCGCACCAGTAAGATTGGCGATGGATGCACTTAGATTTCCTACTCTTAAATTACCTGAAACATATGCTGTTCCAGTTACAGAAAGAGTATTGGTTGGTGATGTGTTACCAATACCGATATTTCCATTTGCATCAATGCGCATGCGCTCATTTGATGCAAGACCGCCTCCAGTAAAGAAGTTGATATAATTTTGTCCACCACCTAATGATTGAGTACCAATAGATAGGTTTGTATTTCCAGTATAAATGTACGCGTCTGACGGATTATTGATAGTCCAATTGGCATTACTATAATTATTACCGAGAATACCAATATCAATGAAATTATTATTTGTACTTAAAGGACCAGTAGTATCATATATCGCAAAGTCTGCCGTCGCCTGTGTTCCTGTATTTGAGTTAAACATTGACACTGCAATATAATTATTTACGTTTCCAGCAAATTCGGCAACTGATAGGTTTGCACTATCATATCCAATAAATGCTCTACCAACGGTATTACCTGCGTATACTCCAGTGTTTGCAACTAAGTTGGCACCGGAAATATTACCAGAAGCACTGATGATATTTCCAGTTAATGTTCCTGTGATATTTGCATTGCTGGAAGTGGTATTTCCTGATACTACCAGTGATGTGAGATTACCAACTGATGTCAGACTTGATGTGACAACTGTTGATGAAAGAACGGTTCCACTTAAATTGGCAGCATTTGCCGTAATCGGAGTATTTGATGCAGCAGTCAATTGACCCTGTTGATTTACAGTGAATGATGCGACGCGATCACCCGTCCCGTAACTTCCAGAAGTTACAGAAGTATTGCTAATACTGAATACTGTTCCAGTTAATGTTAATCCGGTTCCGGCAGTATATGTACCAGCACCAGAGAACTGACTAAACGTAATATTTGTTGTACCAAGTGTAATTGGAGCCGGAGTAGTACATACCCAGCCCGTATTACCATTTGTAGTTCCGCCAGTAACAAACGTAAATGCACCCGGAATTTGGGCGCTTGGTGAATTTAGGTCGAAGTCGGTGGTACGAGTAAGAACATATGCCGATGTTGAGTTACCTGTATTAGATACCAAATAGATACCGTTATATGGCGCATTTGCACCGGCTTCATTTTTGATCAACACACGAGCATTTGCGGTGACCGCAGTACTATCAATAGTTAATGTAGCATTTGCGGTGCCTGTTAGGGTCGCGCCGATTCCGCTTGATCCGTTGTTATACGTATAGGATGGAAGTATTCCGGCAGTTGCAAGAGTAACATTTTGCTTAACGTCCAAACCTTGTGCTGTAGTATCTACGTAATTTTTTGTGGCAGCATCTTGAAGATTAATTGGATCGGACAGGTTATTAATATATCTATTGGCAACAGTGATATTACCATTTCCATTAGGAGAAAGATTGATATTTCCGTTAGCACCAGTTGCGATTGTAATCGCGCCTGTGCTTAAAACGGAGTTGGATATAACATTCGAACCAGTAACGATATTACCAGAAGCATTTATATAACCTGCTGCGTTTACACCGGTTGCGGAAACTACCAATTGAGAGGTAGCGTTCCCACCAACATAGTGGTTAATATTACCGCCAGCAGCAATCGCCACATTAGAACTGCCATTCTGAACAATTCCGGTATTAACGGAAGTTGAAAATACACCAGTTGCAGCGCCAATATTACCTGCATTAGCATTTCCTGATACGTTGAGTCCATTTGCAAAATAAACATTTCCATTTCCAACAAACAGTGCATATGGATTGGTAATAGTCATATTGCCAGTAGCAATAGGTGCACCCTGAATAAAGAATGTTGCTGCGTTTGTTGCAACAATCGCAGTGTTTGCTGCCGCAAGTGTCGGCGCGGCAATCGCATGAATCGCGGCATTCGCTATAGTTGAACTTGGCGTTGCGATATTATCTATATATGTTGAAGATACTGAACGAATGCCAAAATTAGAAGTAACAATTTGAACATTGCTATTGCCAATTACTTGACCCGAAACGTTGAAATTGTTAGCAGTAACATAGCCATTCACACCGTTAGCAACTACGTTACCATTAAGACTACCCACGAACTGTGAAGCAGTAATTGAGTTATTTGCTAAATTAGCGTTAATGCCGGTTGACGTAACAGCACTGAACCAACCATTTGATCCAACAGTTACAAATGTAGGATATGCAGTGGTTGCCACTGAAGAGTTGGTGAGGAATGAGTTAGCAGCAGTGGCGTTTGACACCGAACCAACAACGTTTGAACCATTAATAGATGACAGTCCGGAACCATTTCCTGTGACCACGCCATTTACATATATTCCAGAAGCGGTAACAACAACTACGTTAGATGCACCTGCACTACTCATAGTGATGTTGCCACTATTGATTACTTGAATATTACTGGTTCCGCTATTCAGGCTGTTAGTGCTTATTGACGTAAATGACAGATTTCCTAAACCATCAGTGGTAATCACTTGTCCAGAGATACCACCACTAATTTTTACATTTCCAATCACATTAAGATTTGCGAGGCCAGTTGTGGAAATGTTATTGGTAGTGACATCCCCGTTAGCCAGAATAACAGTCGAATACGGATATTCTCCTACTGAGAATCCTGCTACTGAATTTAAGGGTCTAACTGCCATTTTTGCTTATTCCTTTATCTAATTATTTATCTTTATGGTCTTATCCAGCATATACGGTGATTTGCATTCTATATACAATGGAGTTTGACGTATCTGGATTAACCAAAAGCTGCACGGCAGGGGGAGTTATAACATTTCCGGCATAATAAGTAACGTCAAATTGCCCAACTCCGCCATTGATTTGTAAGCCTGCATATTCAGTATAAGATACCATTCCGGCGTAATATAAAGATGAAATTTTAGCTGACTGTCTTGTGTTGGCAATTGTATCAGTAGCAATAATATGGAAATCTACACCAGATATGTTTTGTACCGGAATACTAAACAATACTTGATTGGGAGTTGTGCTAACAGTTGACGCAAAATAGACCTCTGATGTTGAGAATTCATATACACCAGAACCAATTTGTAATGCATTTGCAATTAAGTTTCCACCAACGGTAAGAGCATGCGCAAAATTATCATATGTAAGATATGGGCTTCCACCAAACAATCCATTTGAATTGAACTGGACCTGTGAGTTTGACCCACCGGGAGAAGTGTTTCCCCCGCCGCCCCCGCCGCCGACTTCCCAACTTAAATTGCCTAATCCATCGGTAGTGAGAACATAGCCATTAAGACCACCAGAAATATGCAAATTTGAGATTGGACCGAGTGAAATATTTGGCGAGTTCGTAAAGTTTATCTGCCCAAGACCAATCGTAGTGCCGTTTAAGGTAGTATTATTGGTAACTACTAATGTTCCGGTCTGTGTCTGTCCACCCGTTTGGATATTTGCCGCACTCACATACTGTGAAGATATGATATTTCCTGAAACTGAAAGGTTTGTTAGCGTTCCAGTGCTGGTAATGTTTGGCTGGGAATTTGATGTTACGTAATTTGCATATTGTGTTGTAATTCCAGTAAGTCCTGCCCCATTGCCAGAAAAATAGTTACTAACGATATTTCCGGTTGTGTTTATGTTTGTTGCAACAAGATTTGCTGCATTTATTATTCCTGTGACAGAAAGTGTGTTATTATTCGTATTATATGTGAACCCGGAAGCACCAGCAAATGCACCATTTTGATTAAACTGGACTTGTGTGTTAGAACCACCCGGTGATCCATTTCCTCCACTTCCTCCGAGAGACCATGTTAGATTTCCAGAACCATCAGTCTGTAAAAAATAGCCGTTAAGACCACCACCAATTGAAACATTAGATACGTTACCTAAACTTATTTTACTTCCATTCCACGTAACGCTTGGAATACCACCACTTATTCCATTATTATTAAATTGAATCTGTGTATTTGAGCCTCCAGCAGGAGCCGAAAAGGGTGCACCATTTGCTAAAAAATAATCATTAGAATAGAAGGCACCAGCGGCAACGTTTCCAGAAGTAAAGACGTTGGTAACAACATTTCCGTTGCCATCTACTATTCTTACTGGAGGAATTCCTGCTGTATAACCACTCAATGAGTTAAAGGGCTGTGATGTCATGTATTGCTTCCATTATCTTATACTGTATTTAGCCTTAGTATAAATTTAAGGAAGTGCAAAGACAATCGCGAAACGGTTAGATAACTGGATCAGTTATAACCAATATGTTTCCTCGCAGCATGATATTATCGTTGTGAATGTCTATGATTTCTTCTTTAAACCTGTTCCCAATCATATTACAGGCATATTTAATTCCGGGCTGTTCTTTTTCAATCTCGTCAATATCACTTATCAATTCGTCGGCATCAGATCGTATTCGCCCCGATTTGTTCTGTATCAGTTTAACATATGCTGAAATCTTTTTTGCATATGATGCAGTATCTGGTGTATCGGGTAAAGGAGTCAATTTTTCCATACGAATCGCGTAGTATTCGTCCGTTATCTTCATCATCTTGCCTTTAAACTTAGGAAAGTGCGGATTGGGATTACTCATTGCCATATAAACAAATTTCTGATATGCTTCGTCTTCGGAATCAAAAAGTTTGAGGACACCATTTTCACCGGGCTTAGCATACACATTAGCAAATATTCCATAACCCAACATTTCATAGCCTGCATTCATAAGAATATTATGTGCTTCTGAACGTTTTGGTCGGCTTATTTCGTCCAATATCTCTGATTCTGTGAGGAGTTCTGTTATTTTCATATTAACATGCCACCGGATCAGTAATAACCAGAACATTTCCACGCATCATGAAGTTTCCACGGTGCATATCTAACGATCTTCCACGCGTGATGGTTGTTGCTATAGCCTCGCAAGCTTTAGTAATTCCCGGCTGCTTCTTTTCAACTTCTTCCATGTTTGCTAAAGAAGCATCACTTGCCTTGCCACTATAGTAAATATCAGAGGTATAATTGTCAATTGCGTACATCATAGTACGCATTTCTACATAGTCAATGGGAGATAATCTTTCCATTTGAATGGCGTAGTAATGATTTGTTATCTTCATCAACTTACCTTTAAACTTAGGAAAGTGCGGATTGGGATTACTCATTGCAAGATTAATAAATTCAATATAGGCCGTGTCCTTTGCTACAAATAGTTTAAGACAATTTGGAGCATCCTGTTTAGCGTATACATATGCAAAGGTTCCGGAACCTAATTGTTTGTATCCGGCTCTTCTAAGAATATCTCTTGCATCCATTAAATGAGGACGACTGATTTCATCCAAGATTTCTGATTCTGTGAGGAGTTCTGATATACGCATGATGTATTTAGTCTATGTATGGCTCATATGCCTCCTTAACAAATCCACCACCATTATACATCGGCCAGTTAAACTCACCGTCATTTTCCAATACGAGACGCCATGGTGTGACCTCTACATAGCTATAAAATTTATCCAGTGTGTCTATACTAAAAGGCGCATTCTCTCCGGTATTCACATTGTGCCAGTATTTGTTAAAACGTGATAGTCCCTTGATAACTTCCTGCATATCCTTAGAATGAACACTACCCAAAATTAATGGTGAACGATTTAGTCTGGTCTTAAAAAACCACAATAACATTGACAAAATCTTCTTGCCTCTGTAATCTGGACTAACATAAACGTTATCTACGGTGTTCTCGTCTGTTAGCGAACAACATGCCACGAAAGCTGTATCATCCCACAATGAATAATAGTTACTACCATCATGTAAGACTTTAAAGTCTTCAATGTCTGCTACATGTTTACCATTTTTATACCATTGGTCTTTATTGTTTTGTACAAATTGTTCTGCCTGTTTTGAGAGGTCTGGTCCTCTCATTGTCATTTCACTGATTTTCATTACTCATCTTCGGCTTCTGAATGGTTCAGAACTTCCTGTAGTAATTCATCCGTTGTCCAGCCAGACTGACTAAGGATTTGAATGGAACTTATAAAGAGAGTGAAAATTGATGAAGTATAGTCAAAGTTTGGAAGTACTCCTTCTTTCATGTGAAGTTCTTCAATTGCCTTTTCTGCTTCTCTGTTGCATACATCCAGATCAAAGTAATATACTGTTCCGTCTTCAAGGATTTCAACACACTCATTGTCTTTCATTTCATCTTTTCCTTTAAATAAGTTGCGTAGCAAGTTGATTCAAATTGGCAATCATCTTTCTCACTTTATTTTGTAGCGCAATGATATCTGGGTCAGTAGGATCAAATGGGTTAGCATCAATGAAATCTTTGGCGCGGCTATTGAAGTGATCCATTAACTCATGTGCTATCTGATATTTGTTTCGGTGTTTAACCTTAAGTACTATTCGTGAGAAATTTTCTGCATTGTTATATTCTGTATCAAAGTCAAAGTCAAACTCCATAAGATTTTTCCAAACCATATTCTTTTCAGTAATTTCATTGATCTTCATCCGAAATTCCCAGTTCTTGATATAGTTCCTTAAGTGCTTGTGTAGATTTTTCTATATTTTCTTTTCCTCTCCGCACCAATTCTTCACAGAACTCTTTAGTGAGCATCTGTGGTTCCTTTTTATATTCGTTGATTGGCTCTTCTTCATTCATATTCACTTGTCCTTATTGTTCTTACAGTTATCACCGTGCCAACGTTTATACATCCCAACACTCGCAGTTTTTCCACAATGTTCACAGGTTTTCTTTTGTTGTGATGGATGTTTACCTTCGGCTAACATTTTAAGATTCGTGTCTGATCCAACAAGATTATGATTTCCTTCATCAATCCGTTTCTGATTCAACTCCGGACCAAGGAAATTATGACGACCTTCTTCAACTAACCTTTTATTAAGTTTTCCTTGGTAGTTTGGACTTTTACCATCTTGCCAATGGTGTGTCCCATTAGTAGCATTTACGGTTGATGGGTTGTTAGTCAAGGTATTGTGTGTTCCACGTTCATATGCCAATTTGGCGTTTCTTCCATCTTTGTTTGGATTATCGTTTCCCAAAAAATTGTGACTCCCGTCTTTAACCCTATTAAGCTGTTGGTTCCTAAAATCTTCTTTTCTTTCCGGATTTCGCTTTAGCCAGTGATTATCTCCGGATATCTTTGCCGCTATCTCGGGATTTCGCATCGGATTATTATCACCGGAATCAAATCCAATGGGATCAATGTTATTATTCATGCAATTGGGTTTACCATAATGTTCTGTGAGATATTCGCCTTCACGTTTAACCAGCGTGTCAAAATCATCAACAAACTCCAATATTTCACGAGTCAGTGATGATTTATCTTTAATGGACAATGGCCATTTACCTGACCCAACATAACCATCTTCTATGTTGTCGGTGCTATGTCTGCCAATATAGTATTTGCCGTTTTTGTGAGTTGTTTTGTAAATAAAATGTTTCATACTTTTATTTATCATAGTCAGCAGCATTTGTCAATTATAAACAAAAGAAAAGGAGAGAATTTCTTCTCTCCTTTTCCATTTTTTTGCTTTACTTTCGTAATAAGTTGTGTTAAACTTATTGGAACGTCAAATTTTGGACCGCAATTTCTCCAACGTAATCCGCAGCATTCCCAAAACTTGAGGCAGTGTTGGTAAGCTCGATATATCCGTAGCGCGTCATAAAGCTTACGACTGGTTCGAAAGTTGACGGATCAAGGACAACGCCAGATGACATCAACGGAATGTATGGGCAATAGAACGCTGCTGCGTCAGTTTCAGATGAACCCTTATAACCAACCAATACTGGCTGAGTGTCAGGTGCATATGAGTTAACGAATACGCGCATTGCACCATTCAAAGTACCAACGAACTTGGTGTTAGTTGGAGCTTCAAATGTACCTTCTGTTGTACGTGCAAATGCAGAAGTAGTTGCTGATTGAAGAACAGTCAATGATGCTGGTGAAACAACAGCCCAATTACCTGCACCGCGACGAGTGCGCTGTGCGATCAAGTTTGCAACGCGGTTGATAAGAACAGCAAGAGCAGCATGTTCGTCACCAACGTAAGTAGCAGTACCTGAAACAGTTGCTTGGTTGAAGGTGTATTCAGTTGATGCAAGAGTTGCCAATGAAAGCAAGATTTCCTGATCGATTTCAGCAGTAATTTCCTGTGCAAGTGCTGCCATGATTTCTGCTTCAACGTCAATCCCGTGTTGTGATTGAGCGTCCTGAGCAGCTTCAAAAGTCCAACGTGCTTGCAATTTACGTGACTTGGCTTCAACAGCCTGTCTGAGGATTTGTACGCTGATCTGCTTACCACCGTCGCCTTCAAGTGAAGCAGTGTCCGCACCAGTGTAATAATTAGTGCTTGTAGTTGCTGCTGGTACGCGGGAATATGCCTGCGCGATCTTGAATGGTGAAAGTGCTTCTTCACCAGCAACGACCGAAGTCTGTGCTGCTGAGTTGTCAGTCAATGACTGAGCGTAACGAACACGAAGAGTGTGAATCTGTCCAACTGGACCAGTCATTGGCTGAACGCCTACGAGTTCGTTTGCAATAACAGTTGGCATAACACGGCGAATAACTGGAAGAATAACGCGGTTTAGAGTTGCGATATTACCAGCAGTAGTCGTGCCAGCAGAAGATTCTGCAAGCAACTGCTTTTTAGTATTTTCAAGGATAACACCCATTGTTGAGCGACGATTGCCCTTTAAGCCTTCAAGCAGAGCATCTTTTGTTTCGCCCCAACGGCTTTCTAATAGTACTTTTGACATGTTTATATCTCCTAATATGTCTTTATTATAGCCCTGCCAGGCGCTTAAGATCGATTACGTTATCTTTTTCGTATGTATCAATCTCAATTGGTTTCTGGACAGTTTTATTACCAGTTGCCTCTGCAATAACGGATTCAGTCAATGAGGTCTTTTGGGCCTTTTGTGTTGAACCGGTATTAAGTACCGCTGGTAAATATTTGTCGAATGCGTTCTTCAATTTAGGTGTCTGAACGCTTTCAAGTAAACTTCTCATTACTGAGGCTTTTTCGTCATTGAGAGTTGACAATAGGTCTTCCATTGTCTTCTCACGTTGAGTTGATTCCTTAATAATGCGAACTTCACGTTCCTTGCTTTCAACGATCTTAGCTGCTTTCTGCAACTGAGATTTGGCTTCTGCAAGTTGACGGTCTTTTGCTACAAGAGCATTCATTACCTTGCGAGTTTCAGCCTTATCATTTAGATAAGTTACTGAGAATTCACTTGCGAAGGATTCGAAAATCTTGCGACCGAAATTGTTTTCTCTTGCGATTTTAATGTCTTCTTTTAGTTGTGATAGTTCACCCTTGAGGTGATTTCCAACCATGGTGCTGACTTTCTTGGCACTTTCAGTAACGAATTTGTCCTTAAGTGCTTCAATTTGTTGGCGACCTTCAGCAACGAGCTTGACTTTTGCTTCAACAACTGCTTCTCTATCAATAGCAAATTCTTTGATTTCACGAGCCAAAGCATGAACAATAAATTGTTCCAACTTCTTCTGATTTTCCATCTGAACTTTACGATCTGAACGAAGTTCACGAATTTCTTCGGCTAATTTAGTAACCATGAAATCATTGAACTTAGTTGCACTTTCACGCAGTTTAATTTGATTTTTTACTCTGTCTTCATTCATTGCTGCTCTCTCAGATGCGAATTCTGAAATTTCATCTGCGAGATGAGCGGTAATCATCTTATCAAGGGATTCTACCATAACCATTCTATCGTGTTCATAGCGTTGTGCAAATTCTTCATGAAGTTCTGCACGAACTTGATTACGGGCTTCATTCAACTTAGATTCCCAGGCTTCGTTTAATTCTCTGCCTACGTCTTCGTTGATAAGACCGCTTTCTAGTAATGGCTTTATGGCATCTAGCATGCTTAGTCCCCTTTATAATTTAAGATCATTGATGAGGCGTTTTACTTCCTCAGCAAGGTATCTCTGTACTTGTTTGTTGCCTTGTGCTTCTTTGGCAATCTCAAGTGCCTTATGTCCGTACTTCATATTCAGAAGTCCTTCATAAATTGCCTTGGGATATGCGTTTGGAGCACTTGGTTGTGCAACAATATCTACAGTGATTATTTCAAAATCACTGACGCGGCCATCCATGTCGCTTACGTTACCCGAACCACGACTTGATACACCTAGCTTGACACCCGACTCCAACATTGTCTTGACAAGATCACCCATTGGAGTTGGGAGAATTTTTAATTTACCTACGCCGTTTGGTCCATCCATATCCATAGTGGTAATGCAGTGACTAACGCGGTCTAGGTTAATTTTAAGATCATCAGGATGGTCAACTTCACCTAAAACAGAATATCCATTGGTTATTTGTTCGTTTAGTGTTCTGACTGCTCTGTTGATTTCTTCAACTGGATATATTCTTTCATTTGCGTTCTTGACGTTTCCCTGAATGAATATACCCTTCATGTATAAATTTTTTCCGTTACCTGTATCAACCGATTCAATTATCGTGTTTGATGCTAACGGTGACAAGAATTCTTGTAATATTTTTCTATTAGGAATCATTGTAAATTTCCTTTGATTTCTGATCAGATAGAGCATATGGGTCCGTATTAATACGGACCCATTCACTCGTAAACAGCCCCGACTTAGCGGTTGTCTGTTTCTCATTTCTCTGATACAGCAAAGCCATCTGCTTTCAGATTCCTATTAACGCTGTGGTCTACGAGTAGGAGCACGATTACGTGATTCTGCTACTGGACTACGGAAGTTTGATCCATCATCACCATGCTTTGGCTTAGGTGCAGTGTCGCCCTTTTCTTTGAAATTATTCTTTCCCGGTACGTTTTTGAAATTTCCTGCGCCCGGAAGATTTCCTTCGCCTTTGGTCAAGTAATCACTTGGCTTCTTAGGGCTGGTAGGGACTGATTCTGCATCGCCAGAGAACTTAACTGGACGACTGTCCATTCCTGATTGGCCTGAGTTAAATGCTACAGTAGACTTGGTGTTTTGACCGTTGTCGCCGTGAGTTACTGAAACTTTATGAAGATTGACGTTTTCCATCATTGGTTCTTCTTCGTCGTTACCAAAGTCCTGATCATCGTCTCCCATGTCAGCATCTTCGTCTTCATCATCCATGTGGTCCATTTTGTCGCCGCCCATGATGTCTTCAAATTCAGCCATCAACTGGTCAAGTTTGTCTTCAATGCGAATTACGGCATCTTCAATTTCTTCATGTTCCATGTGTCCCATGTCGTCTTCGTGTTCATCATCCATATCAATGCCGTCCATGTCGTCCATGTCGTCCATTTCCATGTCCTGATCAAAGTCAATATCTTCTTCTTCGGTGACACCTGCTTCTTCGGCATTAATTTCGTCAAGCATATCGCCAACTTGTCCACCCATACCTTCGTCCATCATGTCTTCGTCAGCCATGATTGATTCAAAGATTTCGCGTGATTTTTCAACTACGATTTCGTGGAAAAGTGCGTCTGCTGCTGCTTGGTCTTCGTTGATAACTAAATTGATCAACTTTTCGTATTTTCTAATATCCATTAAATTGTCTCCTGATACAAATGGCTTTGTGAATATATTTAACCCATATGCAAGAAAACAACTCAATAAGTGTGTGTTTTTTGATTTTTATGATTATGCAATTGCTGGAGGAGCCATACTTGCTCCGACTTCTGGCTTAGCACCATATTGTTTACGCACTTTTTCTAAGTGTTTTTTACGCTCGTAATTTCTTAAATCTAACATACGGCGTAGTTTACGTATTTGCGTTAATGTTAATTTAGTTTTACGGGATGTTCTCCACGCGGGTCTGCTATTGTCAGAGTTGACATCCTGTAAACCATTTATTGGTGGTGCAAACATTTCATTTAGTTTCATATAACTATTTATCCCTGATTAACTATTCCCCAATGGACCAGCGGCTGCGCCGCCGCCTGCGGCAACTGCACCACCAACATCGGACGCAACTGGCCCAGCTACTCCCATTTCACTTTCTGGTCCTTGTTGCGATGCTTGGTCAATCTGATCTGCCGTATCTGAATCTGCTTGGAAATCACCAGTAGATATACCAATGTTTCTCAAATCAGAACCTTGTGGTTCATTAAGCATATCATCAGCATTTTCTTCATTCCACATCTTTTCATTTTTCTTAATTTCTTCTTCGGTAAGACCTAAGAATCTTTCAAGAGCAAAGCGTTTTGATATATACGGAAAGGATTCCATTGTTGCAAAAGTTGAAACGCGAGCACTATCCATTTCTGATTGACGATATGACGCAAAATTTTGTGGTGCGTTAAATTTAATACCAAATAAACCGGGATCAATATTAAATCCTCTCCAACGGAGGAAAAGTTTAAACTCTTCATCCAATTTCAAACAAATATAATTTTGCAGTCGTTCACAGTATTGGTTAAATCTAAATTCCTGAATCATCGCTGTGCCAACACGCCCGTCATTCATTGGAGTAGTATTATCATCGGGTCCAGTTGGTAGATATGAGCTTGGAACACGGAGACCACGCGCAAGACGATTATTAAAATATTTCAAGTCATCAATTTCACCAAGATTCTGTCCACCCGGAAGAATATCAACAGTTGAACCGCGACCTTCTGCTGTAACTGGAAAGAAATAATCTTCGTTCATTGAGAGTGGATTATAACTTGCGTCAACTACAGATGATCCACCATAAACAGAAGGAATACGTCTTTGGTGAATTTCATTCTTGACGCGATCAACAAATGCCATTGCCATGTGTGATGGCATATTACCTACGTCAATTTTAAATACTCTTCGTTCTGGTGCTCTTTGAACACGATAGATAAGGACTGCATCTTCAAGCAGTTCTTTTTGCTTGTAAACCTTGAAGATGTTTTCAAGAATAGACTGCCCAAATGGCCAGAAACGATCAAGTCCTTCTGTCAATGATAGGTGAACTACGTGCTTAGCATCAATTGCCGATTCAGACTGTCCAAGAGTAAATCTTGATCCAGAGGTATTGTAAGGCATTGCTGGAACAGTATATGGAGTATTGGTTCCTCCACCAGAACCACCAAGACCAGTTGCGGGATTAGCAGCAAAGTCAGTATTAGTCTTCTGTGCCGCGCTGAGGTTTTGTAAATTGATATTGATGTCTTTAATTACATATTGTTCTGGTTTCTTACCTTCGGATTCATTAACAATGACCTTGATAACCTTAACCATGTCAATCCAAAATAATTTAAATGTTTCTGGGTCACGCACGAAAACCTGATCGCCATACTTTACCACGTTTCTGAATACCTTGAACATGCGAACGTCAAATTCATTTAGTTTTGACCACTGTTGCAACTGTTTAGTAAGCAATTCTACTTCGTGGGGAGTTGGATCATCTTTAAATTCAATTTCAAATGGAGTCTTGTTATGTTCATTGCGCTGAGTAGAAAATTCAGCAAGAATGTCTAAACAGGCGTTGATTTCAGCATCAACATCCATCATTTCATACTGATTGTAACGTTCAACTCTATTTGGGTGACCTGTGTAGACTTCTGGAAGCCTAGACATGTAGTTCTTATACCCAAAGTCATCGTTGTTCCAGCCACCAGTTGGCATTCCGTTTTGACCGGGCGAGCCATTCCAAGCGCCTGCATTACTGTTTGCACCAGAGATTGGCGAAGAAACCCCGCTCTTATTTACAAATTTCTTTTTATATGCCATGAACCTATTTCTCTTAGTTATAGACTATTTAGTATCACTCACGTATATGACGATATATTGCAGCTAAGTGATTATTAGTTTCCTGTTGCGCTCGGTGTAGATAATCTATCTTAGCAGACTGTGATTCCATTGTTCCATTAAGTTTTTCAAAATGTCTTGAAGTTTCATTATTTTGTTGATTTTGTACATACTCCTGAGGACGATGCTGTTCAATATTATGTGGAGTATTTTGTTCCCTACCGATTTTACTAGACGTATTGGCAGGGCTATATGAATTTATAGAATTATCAAAAGATGGCGTTGCAACAGCCAATTGAAGTCTGGGCTGACGTTGTATTTTGAAATCTCTAATATATTCAGAATTTTCTTCATGCTTTATTGGATGCTTTATTGGATGCACTGTAGCTTTTTTCTTAGCATCATCCTTTACCATATAATCAGCGAGTAGTTTGCCGCCCTTTTCTCCTAGCCAACTACCTATTGCACCACCGGCAGTAGCGCCAAGTACGGTGCCAA